TATGAACTGAGTTCCAGGACAACTTAGGTAGTAGGAGCCAAATGGTACAAGGGGGTCAAGCTCAACCTGGTTCATTCCGTACATGTACGGTTTGGAACACTCGAGGCAATATCACTGTCGTGATACTGTTCCATTCAAGCCTCAGGGCGTTTACATTAGGAGGACAGCTTATGCTGACACCACTAAGGAAACACAGAGATTACTCTGCAATACCCTATAGGCAGATGGTCGCTCGTTTAGAAACGATTCCAATGGATCAAAGTTTAGTCAAACAATTTTACAACCTGTTTGCTAAATGGTCCAACTCCTCTGGTCCTTTATGGGCCGTGGAGAGGACTAAGACGTTGAGAGATTGCTTTATGCAATCGCGTTCTGTAGGTCACCTGGTTTCCAAGCCAGAGTGGGTTGCTACGACGCAGTCCGGAAACCTGAAAGGTGTTTACGGTAAGCTTCTCGATGTCTCTTTGACCTCATTTAAAGGTTTCAAGAGTGTTATGAATCTACTACAGTTATATACTGTGTGGACGGCTAACGCCTTGGATGATCAAGACGCAGAATCTATCAGCCAAGAGATTGGCCAGCGTTCCGACGTTGGTAAAACTGGTAGACCAGGTGCACGAACTTTGCGAAAAGTCCGAGCGTTATGGCATGCTAAAGGTCAAGCCTTTAATAACCAACCTGGGCTTAAACGCCCAACACGGTTGAAGTGTAAAAGAGCAATCCCTCTTCTCCAGGTTTTACCTGGGAAGAGATCTCACGCGAAACAAGTTCCTATAGATATGGTTCGGATGAACTTCCACTATATTTACGAACGGCACACCGAAGCCATTGAACAGGCTATTGGTGGGGTCATACTGGATACAGTTATGACACCGACTCGATATTTCAACTCACCGGAAGGCCAGAAATGGCAACACAGTGAAGAAGAAATTGCGGAACTTGAGAAATCATGGGAGAGAAAAGACGGGAAAATACTTTTCCGGACTAACTTTACCATGGGGAAGAAGGATCATGTGGGGAACATAAATGTTTCACACGAACCTGGTCTTAAAACTCGTTATTTCGCGGCTCCCAATGTAGTTATCCAAAGGGCTCTAGAGCCTCTGAAGGATTCTCTCCTCCAGTTTTTGGACCGACTACCTTGGGATTGCACAAAGAATCAGCGTAAGGCTGACTCACTAATCCTCTCAAAGTTTCGTGAGGGGTCGACGGTTCACACCGTTGACATGTCGAAGGCTACTGACAATTTCCCTTGGGAATATCAGAAGCAAGTTCTTCGCATGATTAGTTCAACTCGTGACTTCTATACAGAAGAATTGGTTCAGTTGTTCATTGATACCGTCGAAAAAGGGGAATGGCATTTTAAAGCCAAAGGTGCACGCTTTCGCAGGTGTACTTGGGGTAAGGGTCAGCCGTTAGGGCTGGGTCCCTCCTTTCCAATTTTTACGATTACGCACGGTATGGTCTTATTTGCCTTAAACGAGGGCAGATGGGACCAAGACTTTTTCGTACTTGGAGACGACGTCATCATTCTGAATGATGATTTAGCGACGAGGTACAAAAAGTGGTTATCAATGACCGGTGTTACCATATCAGTAAAGAAATCCTTCTCAAGTAAAAGAGTGGGACAATTTGCTGGGAAGACCTATACTCCATATGGTGCTTTTTGGGCACCTAAGTGGAACCGAATTGATCGGTCAAACGTACTTGATACGTGCGCTTGGTGGTTCAAAGGTCTAAGTAGATACTTTCCTAAAGATCAGATCATGATCGATAAGGTATTATCCTTACCCCACCCATTAGGTAATGGGTGGAATCCCGGCGGTGTGCCGTTATCACAACGGTTCACCTCTGAAATGGTTGACAACATGCTAGAGCTTGAAGAAGCTAGGAATGGCTTAGCCAAACCAACTTCTTATGAGTTACGCATTAAACCACTTCGTGATGCCATGAAAATGGCAGGGTTTAATTCCAATGAGCAATTTCTTGCCTTGGACCTCTACCTACAACAGGAGAGGGCGGTTAAGCTGTCGAACAGACAACTTACTAGTATACCCGTTCAGGACTATCATCCTGAGACTGAGGTACCGGGTTACCCTCGTGTTCGGTTTAAACCAAAACATAAGGTGGACCCTTACTCCATTGGTCCTTTGAAATACTGGAAACAGATATTCAAAGTGCGACCTGAAGCTGAGACTGAC